GTCTGAGGGCGGCGCGGTTATCTCGCACAAAGCTCTGGAAAGCTCCGGGGCTCATTTTATCAACGCCGGAAAAACCTTCTTCCGTTGGCTTGATGAAGCGTTGCTTGATGTAATCAACTACCGCCCTACGCAGTCCATTGACAGCATCAGGGTCTGCCTTAACCTGATTAAACAGGCCGCGCATTTGCCTTACAGCGTCAGTTTTCCCAAAGACAGTCCCGACTGTCTTGACCACATCGGCCTCATCGCCGAGTTTAAGAAGCTGCTTCGTCAAGCCTGTCTGGAAATTGCTGATAGCAGTGCTGGTGTCAGCCGCAGACCTCGCAGCCGTCTCCGTAGCTGTGGCGGCATTGGAGAATTGACGCTCAAGATCAGGAACCTCGCGAAGAGCATCTTGATATTTCTTGCGCCAAGTAGCGAAACGCTGGGGGTCTATCGTTCCCTCAGCCGTCATCGCCTCGCGCTTCATTGACGAGACGATATGATCGCGCATCACTCCCACTGCGGCTGGGTCGCTGCCGACAGCGGCCATATAGCTCTGCATACCCTCATGGCCAGCCGGTCCTGTCCTGAAGAACTTGTCCCCAACCTTGGAGTCCAGAACCTTGTAGCGGCCCGGCCCCCCGGCAGACGCCAGAGCCTCGCCGACAGGCCCTTCTTTGAAAGTTTGAGAATAAAGAGCATGGCCGCGCTTCGCAGCATTGATGGCGTCGATGTCTTCTTGCATCGGCTTTGCTGGTTGCGCAGCGGGCTTTGCAGCGCCCCCCTCTTTCTGCGCATAGAAATCCTTCACCCACTGATCAATGCGGTCTGAAATAGTTCCGCCGGGGGGAGGGTTCCCCGCAGCCACAGCGCGAGCGTCCTGAGCAGCTTGGTTCTCGACGGCGTCATTGATCGACGACGCCACAGCCTTTTTCACCTGAGTGAGGAGATAATACTCGGGGGTTTCTGTGCCGGTTCTGGCAAGTTCTTCAGACATGGCGGCATTGATGCGCTTGTCGAAAGCGACCAGAGACTTGAAGGGCGTATTGTCCCCAAGCTTACCGGCATCGTCATAGATGCCCTTGATCTTGCCTGTCATGGGCTCTGAAAGAGGATCGTAGTTGGCCATGACCCTCTGTGCAGCATCGCGGATCTGAGAGGAGACAACTTGAATGCGGCCTTCAGGATCAACAGCCTCATAGAGCCTCGTGCGCCATTCGCGCATAGGTCTTTTAGCAGCGTCCAAAAGACTGCGCATAGTTGAGCCCGTAGCCTCTGGGGGCTGTTGCGCGCCAAGATTTGTCGCCGCATTTTGAGCCCCGCGCAGATCCTGTTGCGTGATCTGGCGCTCTTGGTTCTCAAGGTTCTGAAGTTCGCGATCAAGCTTCTGCGAGACGGCTACAGGCGAGCCGGGAGGCGCGGCTTGGTTGAGGGCCTCGGTGCGAGCCGCAGCGCGTTCGCCACGTCGCTCCATGAAGGGAGCCGCATCGTTTTTCTGGCGCTCAAGCATGAGCGACCCGAGTTTCGGGTCTGCTAAAACCTCGGGCGATGTGGGCCTTGATTTCGGCAAGATTTCCAGCGGCTCATTCTCAAGAATATCTTTTGACTTCTCCACGCTCGTGACGCTGTCAGCAAGGCGTTTCACCGTAGCGCGGCGCTGGCCAGCCACAGTGACGGGATCGAAGAAGTTCTGAACGGCGCTCTTCACGGGAGGTCCAAGGGCCTCGACGCCCTTGAGAAGGCCGGAGACAGACAAGCCGCCCGCCATGCCGCCGCCCATGCCTGCGATAGGCTTGTACTTGTCAGGGACGGTCTCCATAGCCGCCTCTGCCCCTGCGCCGCCACCGGCGCCGATGACTGCGTTCTCAACGACAGGCGCGACTGCGCGACCGAACTCCGCGATCTTGCCGACCACGCCCTTGTCCGGCCCTGTGGTAGGCGAACGACCCCCCATGAGCTTGTTCAGCACATCAGTGGTCTTTGGCGCGACCTCACTCAAGCCCAAGCGGGTCAGGCCACCCGCGAAGCCCTGCATGCTAACGGCTTCGCCTGCGCCGCGACCGGCTGCGCGAAGATATTTCTCAGCATCGCCGGAGATGGGAATGGCGTCAGGATTGGCGCCAATGAACCCCATGCCCTTCTTGATTGAGGCAGACCCGCCGAAGGGCGTCTCGCCAATAGGTGCGCCAGCCATGCGCAATGCGCCCGCAACGAGGTCCACAGGCAGGCCGAGAGCGTTCGCCAAGCCCTCATTAAAGCCTGCGGGCACCTGTGTCGCCTTGGACCATTCGGTGGACTGGGTGGGCTTCACGCCCTTGCTGCCGATGATGTCTTCAATGCCTCGGGGGGCGGCAGGGGCTTCGCCGGAAGGAGGCGCGGCCTCTGCCACGGGCGCCGCAGGGGCTGCGGGCGCAGGGCGGCTCCCCTGCCCGATACCAGTCGAGCCGAGGATCTCCTCGATAGACTTAACCCTCGGGGTTTCTGCGGTCTCAGCCATATCAGTACCCCATGTAAACTGAGAACATGTCAGCTCGCGGAATGACGGTCGGTTTCTTGTCGCGACCATTGTAGCGCCAGATGTCTCCGGGCTGAATACCCAAGCCGCCCATCGCCGCCTTGGTTTCGCCATCCAGCTCCTTGGGCGTGACATAGGTGGCGCCTACTGCCAGCTTGTCCTTGGGCGGGATAGGCATTCCGGCGAAGTTGCCCATCTGAAGCTTGGCGCTTTCGAGGTAGGCAGGCATCGGGTTTGCCTTGCCCCATTCCAGATAATAGGCCGACATGCTGCGCCAACCGTCAGCTTGTGCGTCAGCCCAAGAGTCCAAGAACGCATGCGAGCGGTTCATAATCGCAAGGCCCTGAGCAACCATCTGGAAGTTGGCTTCGGGGAGCCTCCCCCCCTCGGGGACGGCTTTGTCGAGGAGCGCATTGAACTCGTTCACGGCAAAGCGAGGCGTGGCCGCTTTAAGCTGTTCAAGGACAAGACCGGGCGCTTCTTTCTGAAGCACTTGAACAGCGTCGGGGTCGCCATCAAAGAGGGCCTTCGCTATGTCAGGCGCCCCCCAAGACTTTGCTATAGCGGCGTACTCGGAGAGCGGGACTGCTCCCGGCCCGCTCTGGAAGAGCTTGAACGCATTGGTGATGGTGTTGTACCGCTGACTGCCAACGGTCAGGGCCTCTGACTTGTTGAGCATGTCGCCGTAAAATTTGGCGTCTTCCTTGATCAATTCTCTTGATTTGTCGTCAAGGTCTCCCACGATCATGGCGTTACCGGGCAAATTGGCGTGAATTGGCATTCCGCCGCCTTTAGGAGGCGTCGGGCGACCGGCAATGACGGCGCGGGTCAGGGGCTCAATTTCAGCTTTTTTCGGGGCAGGCGCACCGTTCATCGGAGGTTGAGCCGGGGGCGCGGCTACGGGTTTTCTGGTCGTCGGGTCAAGAGGGAGCTTGTACTTTACGCCCGTATCAGGGTCAGTAAGGACAGTGGTGGCCTCTCCAATGAGGGCCTTCTCCGTCTCTTCACTGCGTGTCTTGAGGGCCGCCGCCTCTGCCTGCCGCCTCACGACTTCGGGGTCGAGAACAGCCAGCGCCTCTTCGCGCTTCAGCCGCGCGGCGCCTTCAACTGCTTTGGTGGACACCCCAAGCTGCCTGCCAATGTCAGCTAAAATGGGGGCGGTGAGGTTCTTTACCGTAGCCTCAGCACGAGAGGTCGCTTCCCTTGCCTGCGTGTTGGCGATTTCAAACTCTTTGGCCAAGGCCGCCCGTTTCTCAGGCGAGATCGGCTGCCTCATTTGCGCCTGCCGTTGATCGGCGATGCGTGATTGAGTGCGGGCCTCGTCAAGGTGCGCTTTGACATCGGGCTGAGAGCGAGCCCAAGCATCGGCCTTGAGAATTGCGGCCTGAGCATCTTCAGGGATGCGGATCTCGGCCTGATCGCCCTCCTCGGGCTTCGCCACCGGAGCAGCCCCAGCGGGGCGCGCAGGAGGTGCGCCCGGTGCAGGTGTGCCGGGGGTCGCCACAGTGGTTTCCGCAGGGGCGTTAGCGACAGTCCTTGCCGCCCCACCGGCGGGCGAAGCCGCTATACGGGGGGTAACAGGCTCAACGCCCTTGTCCACGACATCGCCCGCCAGAGCGACGGTCGCGTCACGCTGTGGCGCTTCCCTTATAGAAGCGGCTGGCGCCTTTGCAAGACCGGAGAAGCCGGGCATTCCCTTGAGGAAGCCGAAGGCCTCCTGCGGCGTGGCAGGCTGGCCTGTCTGAAGGTTCATATAGCTGATGTTGCCATCGCCATCTTCGCGCTTTTCGAAGATCTTATTGAAGATATCCAGCGAGTTCTTGGCGATCTCGCTTTGCTGCTTCTGAAGCCCGGTGTAGGCGCTCGTTCCGCCCACCAGACCGGAACCAACGGCGCCGAGGAGTGTCTTGTTGGGCGAGGCGAGCATGGCGCCGATGCCAGAGAGGGCAGGCACCCAGAAGTTCTCGGAAGACAGCGTCTCGCGAGCGCCGGTGGGCACCAGACCGCCAAGGCTGGGGAAGGTGGGCTCTGGCGCAGAAGTGCGGCGCTCCACAGGCTTCGCAGGCCTTGGAGCAGGCATGGCGTTGCCCTTGTTGTCGGGGATGCCGCCGGGAGGGACAACTGTCAGCCCATTGTCGCCAACCCTCACAGCCGGGGGCGTGGGAGCTGCGCCAAGGCCGGGGGGCGGTGTAGTGGCGCGGTCGCCGCGCACGGGAGGCTCCGCAGGGATAACGGCAGGCAGCGGGATGCGCTCTTCGGGCTTGGGCGGAGAAGGCACATAATCTTCCTCGCCGACATCCTTGTCGAGGATCTCTGGGTAGACGAAGCCTTGGCCTTGATAGTGCCCACGCTTGGCGGCCTTGTCTGTCGCCTTCTCATAGTCCACCATCTTCATGCCGCCAGCGAGGCCAACCGCATCCGGGTGAATTTTCTCCACCTTCTGGGCGAGAAGGCCCATCTGGGTCTTGTCGTCGCCGTTGTAGGCGTAGCGATAGACAGGCTGGCCGTCGAAGAGGGTGCCAACCTTCTTGATGTCGTGCTTCATCCGCTCGTCGGAGAAGAGCAGCGCCAGCGGGCCAAGAGCCTCAAGGCCAGCCATGACGGGCGCAGCCATTGCGGTCACGCCTTCGATAACCGGCGCTGCGGCGGCAGTAAGACCTCCAAAGAGACCTTCCGCAACGGGGGCCGCAGCCGCAGCGCCTTCGATGGCAGGGGCGGCAAGGCTTGTGGCGGCGCCAGCGCCTTCAACGGCGCCAGCAAGGCCGGGAGCGGCAGCGGTCGTGAGGTCAATGACGCCGCCCGTAGGCGCAGTCGCAGCGCCAAGGGCGCCGGTCGAAGCCTCAGTAGCCGTTGCGGCGCCGGGCGCGGCTTCCGCAATAGTGCTGCTCATGGCGGTGGGGGAAGCCTCGCCGGTGAGCTGCTTGGACGCCCAGTCAAAGGCGTTCTTGCCGCTCTTGCCGAGGCTTGCCATCTGCGTCAGCTCACCAAGCCCGCTCTTTGCAGGCGGCGGCTTCGGTGCGCCCTTCACGTCAAGAGAGGGGCGGGGCGTCTGTTGTTGCGTCTGGAGCGTGTCGTCCAGAGGCCCCTCGGTTATGCCGCTGTAAGGATTGGAGCTGGAGTTGACATAGCCACGGGTGTTGAAGCCGTCGCGGTCGCCGATCAGGCCGCCGTGAGCTTTGCCGAGGAGAGCGTCAACGTCTATGTCGTTCTTCCTCGCCCAGTCCAAGTCCTTCAATTCGCGTATCTTGGAAACAGCCTCAGTCTGTTTGCGAGCTTCCACGTCGGCATCGCTGCGCAGGAAATCGGGGCGGTTCTTGTACCCGGAATAAAGCAACCCGCCGAAGTCAGCAAAGTCCTTGGCCTCCTTCAAAGCATTGCGCTCCGCCGGGCGCTGGCCGGGCTGCGCCTGCATCATCTGGCGAGCCTGCATGGGCTCTAACTGGACGCCGTAGGGGCCGCCACCGAAGGCGTAGCCGCCACGGGAGAAGGAGCCGCCCTCGGGGCCAACGAGGCCGCCCTGCGATGAGTTCTGTGCAAGGAACTTGTCCAGCTCAGAGAGACGGGACTGCAAGTATTCCGGGCCAGCGCCCAGATCCGTGCCCCTGCCGCTGGAGATCGCACTGCGCAGGCTATCAGCCTCCGCGCGCCTGCCTTCCATCGTGCCGAGAGATAGCCCCGTAGCCTTCGGCGCGCGGAGCGCCGCGATCTCAGACCCGCTGGCGCCAGCCGACACCGGGATGTCTGCGCCCACTCTCATGGCGGGCAGAGATATTGGCGCGAGCCCGGCGCCCTGCCCTGCAAGCATGGAGCTGGGCGAGTCCGTCATCGAGTAGGCGTCAGTCGCGCCGCCGCCAGACTTGTGGACGGCGTCCTTCGTGGCCTTCTTGTAGTCTACGGTCTTGTAGCCGCCAGCAAGCCCCACCGCCTCGGGGTGATGCTTCTCAACGTCCTGCGCCATGAGGCCGATCTGGGTGCGCGGATCGCCCTTGTAGTTGTAGCGATAGATGGGCTGGCCATCGTTGGTCTCGCCGACCTTCTGGACGTTTTCCTTGAGGCGCTTGTCGGAGAAGAACCCGCCGCCGCCCGTCGTCGTGGACGTGCTTTGGTTGCCCGACAGGGCGCCCGTGCCGGTGGCGATGTTCGCGAGGAACTGGGCCACTTGGAAGGGGTAGCCCTGCTCCTGCATGAACTGATTGTACATGGCCTGCTTGCCAGCCTGCTCAGTCTGTTGCTGCACCTGCCCAGCGGCCAACTGCGCCTGCGACCCGGCAAGGCCAGCTTGCTGCGCATTGGTGCCAAGGTTCGCAAGGCTCTGCGAGACGCCCTGCAAGTTCGCGCGATTGGCCTGTTGTGCGCCAAGGTTGACGCCTTGCTGTTGCTGCGCCGCTGCGAGGGCCTGATTGTAGTTTTGCTGATACAGGGGGGCGATTGCCTGCGACTGCGCGAGGCTCTGTTGCCCCTGCAAGATGCCGCGCTGCAATCCAGCACGGTCGCCGCCAAAGGCGCCGCCCTTGATGGCGTCAGTCTGTTGCTGGGCAAGCTGCTGACCCTGTTGCTGGTTCATCGCAGCTTGCGTCGCGTTCACCACATTCTGGGTGAACGGGTTCATGTACTGGTTAACATTCAGGTCGTTGGGATTGACGTTATAGGCGCTCGCCTGCGCCAGCCCCGTTGCCTGTTGATAGTAAGGCTGAGCGGCGCCAGCCATAGCGTTGGTGTTCTGGATGCCAGCCTGTTGCGTCTGCGAAAGGGGCGCGACGAAGGCATTGGGATCATTGCTGTATTTCTGGTAGGGCTGCTCCGCAACCTTTTCGGCGCGAGCGTTGACGGAGTTGTACCGCGCCAGAACCTCCGGCGGGATTTCCGTCTTGTTGACCGTTGTTGAACCGCCTTTGCCGCCGCCGCCCATAGTCTACCTCAGTCGTTACTCGGCAGCTTGTTTCCAAGCGCCGGTGCGGGTTCCGTAAAGGAAATATGCCCCAGAGGGCGGCCCAAAGATGCGCTCATACATGCGGATCTTCCCCGATGTCCGCTGATTGGACAACACTCCGATGGTGAGGGGTATCCCAAGCTCATCTGAAACCTTCTTGCTGAAGTCGCACAGCTTGCGCGCGCGACCACCCTTGGCGGCCCTGAAGTCAGGGTGGATGAACACCGCCCGCTCTTCCAAGATCTCGTCGTTACTATACCATGTGTTGCAGATCCTCAAAAGGATGGCCCCTTGAGGCTTCTGTCCGGGTATGCCGACGATGCCGACAATGCCCTTGTCGCGGTTCAGGGCAGGCCAGATCTCTTCCAGAATGCGGACGGGATTGGGCTCTACGAAGCCATTCTCGTCGCAGGCAGAGAAGGCCAGCGCCATCATGTCGTCGATATCTTCGGGCTTTCCGACCCATACTTTCAGTTCGTCAGACATTGAGATCCCCCTCAATCTTTCTTCGGACCCGGCAATTTCTTCAGCGTGTTGATCAGATCCTTGCGCGTGTCCGTGATCCACTTGTCGAGGGCGCGATGCCCCGCGTCAAGATCTCCTCCCCCCGCCCACATGACTTCATCGGGCGAGAGAACATATTCTCCACCGGCTGCGACGATAGGAACGGGTTCCCCGACGCCGCCACCGGCTGCATAGGCGCCGTAGGGGGCTCCCTTGAACATCATCTTGACGGCTCGATAGCCCGCCATCGTGTTCCCCTCGCCCAGAGACGACACGATGTCGGCAGGGATCACATAGGAGCCTGACGGGACGTGCATGGGGAGATGATCAGTGCGACCGGCGACCGGGCTGTGAATGGCGCCAAGGTGGACGCCGCTGGGGCCTCTGGGAGGCTTCGGCATTCTGAGGGGTCCACCAGCCGCACGGGCGTGGCGAGCCGTGTCGAGCGCAATGGCGACGGCCTGCTTCTGCGGGCGCCCAGACCCAACCAGCTCGCCAATGTTGGCGCTGATTGCTTTCTGCGAGGAACCTTTCTTGAGCGGCATGGTGTCCTCTTAATCTGGCGAGTAGCCGACGCAGAAATTCATTCCGGCGTCAGTCTTCAGGACTAGGCCATTGGTGTATGGCAGCTTCACATCTTGATAGGGAGTAAAGGAGGCGCCGTTGGATGGCAGAGAAGCATAGATCAAGTTGGTCGCTGATATGCCGCCAGTGGTCGCGGAGTCGTAAACGTAAACCTGAGCGGACCCGGCATGCACCGGAATTGACACGCTGAACAGCTTGCCCGACCCGGCAACCACAAGCGTCGTCGTGGAGGCTGCAATGGTGGCGCTGACAGTTGATGGGTATGTATTGCCAGAGTTCCCAGCGATGATCACCAAATTATCGGAGATGGTGCTGAGAATGCCGCGCAGACCGTTGATGGCGACGACGCCATTCTTCTGGGTAGTGAGGATGTCATCAAGCGATGCAGGCATCAGTATTTCCCATCTGGCTGGATGCGATAGCGCATATTACCGACACGCCAGAAAGAGCCGATGTCGGTACTTTCAATCTTGATCGCCACCAAGCGGCCTCTCATGCGAGGCGTCACGAAGGTAGTCGCCTGCGTCAATGAGAAGGGTCCATACGAGAGCGGCGTCTGGCCGGGGTAGTCAGTAGCGTAAAAGGTGAGCTGGACTGTGGCGCTCTGGGCGCCGCCAAAGTAGCCCCATTTCATGTCAGGCCAGACCTGATCAATGAAGACCTTCACGTCCGCATCGCTCAGGGCAAAGTAACCAGTCTCGAAAAATGCCTCAATTGGTATCGCCTCGTTGGCGGAATTGACGGCGTCAGTCGATGTCTCATGCTGCACGATGAAGTTGTTGGCGTTGCCGGGGAGGACACCGGCGCAAATGGGGGGTCCGAACACGCTCTCGTTAATCCACGCAGTGCGGGACAGAGAGCCATAATCCCACTGATTGAGGACGATGTTATATTTCACATAAGCATTGATCTCGCCGCCATTGCTCTTGGTCGGGTAGTACCAAGATATCTCGCCGAAGCGAGAATTGGGCGCCACGCGGATCTTGTCGAGGTTGTCCTCGTCAAGGTCTTGGAAGATCACGTCCCACACCGGGCACATGATAGGCTCCACGCCGCTCCCGGAGAGTTTGTAGAATTGGCTCTGGCCCATCCAATAGACAACGCCGCCCATTGAGGCCGCCGCCTTGCGCCCTATCAATCCGCACCCGGTGCCGACCTCATTGAATTGGTAGACATAGGGAAGGCCCACATATTGCATCGCCCAGACGCCAAGGTCAGTCCAGATCAGCCCCTGTTGCGGCCCCTGAATGCACTGGACGATGCGCGAGCCCTTGGGGATGCGATATGAACCGGCTTGATTGGTCGGGGACAAGATCCATGACGAATAGTCGTCAACGTCGCACCAGCGGATCAAGAGAAGATCTTGAATGCCATTAAAGGTAGAGCCCCATGCGATGACTTGCCTTTGCGGCATGGCGACGAACATGCCGTCATTTGCCTGCGGCGCATCTGAGATGATTGTTGCGACAGGGTTGTTCGTAGATGGCGACCACTCATAAATGGCGCCGTTTAACGGGCATGCGATGAGCGTCTCTCCCCAATTATCAAGCGTCCAGTCGATGGCGGTGATCGCCGTTCCCGTGCCTGATGCGGGGGGTATGCCAGACCCATAGCCACCGGAGCCGTACCCGCCAACGCCATAGCCAGAACCGGCTGCAATTGGGCCGATGCCGTTGTAATAGATGTATTCGGCCAGCCCAAGGTTTTCCTTGGCAACGCTGACAAAGATTGTGCCAGCCACTGTCTGGGCGCCTGTGGTGGCGTTGGCGTAGGACACGCTCCCGGCGGAGGATGCCGTCACCGTAAAGGTGCCGTTGTAGCCAGCCGGAGTAACGCCAGCCACGACAATCGTGCTGCCGACCGGGATCGTGTAGGAGGAGGAATAAGTGAGAGTGGCCGTTGCGCCGGTCCCAGCCGCCGTCAGCGTGGGCGTTGTTGCGCCAGAGCTTGAGGCATTGATGACGAAGACGCTCGAAGAGGTAACCGACGAGACTGTGTAGTTCCCGCCAATAGCCACGCTTCCGGCTGTCAGGGAAACGAGAACAGGAAACGTATCGCCCGCAAAATAGCCATGATCTGCAAGCGTGACGTTGACTGTGGAGGCGCCGCTTGTGAAGGCGAAGGAGGGGACAGCCCCGCCGCCTGTGACGTTTGAGGTTGGGTAAACAGGCACCCCGAACGCATTCACAGCTTCGATCTGGAACTGATTGGTGCCGACCGGGATGACGGGATAAAGGCCGAAGAGGATTAAACCTCCGACGCTGATTTGCGTCCTGATATCCACGACATCATAAGCGTCAAGGCCGCTCCCGGCAGCGTCAATGGTTACAATCGAGCTGGGCGTAGGGGTTGCGACAGTCGTCACCGACACGGCGGCATCCGCAGTGGTTGTCTGAGGCGTAATGACTTTCGACCCGCGCGAGCCAGCCTCTCCGCTGATAACCGTCAGGGAGGCTTCGGCGCCTGCGGCAAGACGCGCAGTCCCGTTGATATCTTCCCAAGCCAGCAAGCAGCGGACTACGGAAGTGATGGCGCTGGTGAAAAATTGGGTCCAACCGCCAAGCTTTTGAACAAGGCCTATGCCCTGACGATCCGGGATGAACCTGATCAGGTTCGTGTAGGAGATCGCCACCTCATTAAGGGTGGGCGTCCTGTTCTGGTCAACGCCGGGGATGAGCTTGAGGGATTGATGTGCCATGCTTACCCCCGCGACGGGGTGGCGACTGTGGCAGGCGACTGAGAAGACCAGCCAGCGGCATCGAATTTCTTGCGGGCCTCTTCGACGACCGCGCTCTTCAGGAGGGCCTGATACTGGCTCTCGTAGGTGATGGCCATCTGCGGGTCGTCGTTCAGGCGCCCGAAATTGCGCTGATATGCGCTGATGTAGATCATCGAGGCCATGATGAAGACATCCGGCAGATACTGGCTGATGAAGGTCGTCGTGTTCGCCGCCGAAAGGCTATTGGGGCGGTAGGTGCCCACGACCTCGACAGGGTACGCTTGATCAGGGACTGGGCCGACGAAGAAGAGGGTATCGTTGAACGGGGTGAAGTATTGAGGCTTCCCGCGATTGGCCGCCAACGATGACCCGTAGACGGCATCAAGGAACTCTTTCGCCACCGGAAGCAGCGGGACGCGGACGCAGGCGTCAGGATTGGTTGTAGCGGAAGCATTCCCGCTCGCATCCGTCAGAAGGTTGATTTGTTCACTGACAACGAAGGTGCCAGCCTGCGCGTCAGTGTTCAGCGACAAATCTATGTTAAAAGACAAGTTCCTGCTGCCAGCCGTCAAGACGAAGCTGACACCGTGCAGGGATGTCGAGGTGAACATGAAGTCGATGTCACGATACATCCGGTTCTCGGCGTAGGTGATCATCTGGGGCAGGATTACCTGAAAGGCCGTGTCAGCGGGGTCCACGACCGCCATCGTGGCGATCTGGGTGACATAGGTCGAATATGTGAGGCCTGTGGTCATGGTAACCCCGCGATCTGCCCTTTATACCATCGCAGGACGGTTTACGCCATGCCGGAAGCTTTGTCCTTAACCTCGGCCACGCGGCGGCTCCAGCCCTTGCCGAAGGTGTCGAAGGTGGGGAGCCGCTGGAGGAACTCCAGCCGCATGTCGCAGAGGGCTTCAACCATCTGCTCAGGGTCGCACTCCCTGATGGCGGCCATAGACTTGGGGCCGAGGGCGCCGTCCACTGTGACACCAGCAATCTGTTGAAGATACTTTGCCGCCCTGCCCACGCCTGAGTTCACCGCCAAGTCGTAGGCGGCGTAGTCAACGCCGCTGGGGAGCTGGTCGCCCTTGATCTTGTCCCAATACATGGCCTTGTAGAAGGGCTTGACGATGAATGGGGTTAAGGCGCGCATGAACTCTTCATTCACGGGCCTGCCAACGTAACCCTCCCAAGCGGCCTTGGTAACGCCCAAGTTCGTCATGCCGCCCGGATCTTTCGGGTGGTTCACAAATCCGCCCTCATGCTTCAAGACGGCGGCGAAGCTGTCATCCCAGTTCTCTTGCATTTCACTTGTCCTTTGAAGCGAGGAGGTTGTTCTTTTCCTTGGAGCCAGCGGACGATCCGAAGTGAAACTGAACGATGCCGCCGAAGGCCGTGCCAAGCGAGCCGATCATCATCAGGAGGGCCTCGGTGCCTGTCTTGGGCAGGCCGAAGACCAGCATCCAGACCAAGACGCCGAAGAAGCCGAAGGTGATGAAGACCGCGAGCGCCTTCGGCACCCAGTCCTTGTTGGCCATGTTCATCTGACGGGCGCTATCACGATCCCCGGCGGCAATGCGCTCAAGGTCGATGTCCAGCTCCTTCATGCGGACCTTGAAGTCCGCGTCGATCTTCTTGATGGCCGAGAGCTGCTCAGGCGAGGCGTTGGCCATAGCCTCCGCCACTTGCTCCTCAGTGCCATCCTCGTGCCCGAAGAGGGCGCCGGAGAGCGTCTTGACGGCTACGCCAGCCAGAGGGCCGCCCAGAGCTGTCGCGATGGAAGGCGCCACCTGAGCGAGGAGGGGGCCAAATTTAGCAAGAAGGTCCATTTACTTCCCCTCAATGTTGAACGTCAGGTTTTTGTGGTCCGGGTAAGCGATCACAACATTACCCTCGGGGCACTTGTACAGGATGCGGGCGATCAGCTTCGCGCCACCGGGGGCAACACTGGCCGGGTTCTCTACGGTCATCGTGTAGCCAAACTTGTCCACTGTCGGGCTGGCAGGACCGCTGAACTTGGCGACTGACGGCAGCGCCTTGTGGACCATGTAGTCGGAGTCGCGGACCTCAAGACTGAAGTCTTCCACCGTGCAATCGTCGCGGATCTTCTGGCGGGCCACCACCACTCTGAACTCACCAGAGGCAATACCACTGGTGATGCTGAAGTGATCCGCGTCCCACTTTAGGATGTCCTTGGGGGGCAACTTAAACTTATCATATAGCGAATAGCCGCCACCGATCATCGCCATGATCGCAGTCACGACGGCGACAGGCTTGGTGATGGCGTCGGTGTCGATCACTTGTCGGCCTTCCCGTCGAGCTTGTCATAGATCCGTTTGAACATGTCCTCGATGTGGTCCATGCGCTTGTCCATGTCATCCTTGCGGACATAATTGATGGGCAGATCCACCTCAATTTGATGGATGTCGGACTTCAATGCTTGGACGGCTTCCCAGAGCTGTCTGGCAAACCATCCAACGGCGGCGAGGGCGGCGCCAATGGCCAAATTAATGGTGGACTGGTCCATAGCGCCGCGCACTCCTTACTCGGCCTGCGAGGGCTCTTCGGCGGGCGGCGGAGACAACTGAGCCTCGGCCTGCGCCTTGATGGACATGATGATGTCAGCAACGTCCTTGAACGGCATGTCGCCAAGGGCCTTCATCACGACATTCCAATGAGCCACGGTCATGGCTATGTTCACGCTTTTCTGGTCCATTTATACCCCCTCTGGGACGGGAGCCCACGACAGGCTCTCTTCGCTCCATGTGTATAGCTTATCGTCAGCCGGGTAGGGAACAGGCGCATCCCAGTTTGCCACTTCTTCATTCAAGGTCCACGAGGGAAATGGCTGCGGCGGGATGAAGGCGTCACGGGCTGCGTCATAAGTGAAGCCCGCGCCCGCGTAGTTCTTGCGGATGCGGGCGTTGTAGCTGGTCTGCTTCCAGATCCCGCCAAGGAGGCGATTGCAGAAAGCGGCGCCGACCGCCTCGCTCTCGTTGCCACTGCCGTCCTTGCAGTCGTCATCGCCGACGACGATGACCCGCAGGACAATGTTGTTTTCGTCAATTTCAGCAAAGTGCGCCATTGTTCCTCTCATCAGAAGGTGATGCTCCCCGTGGAAGTCCATGTGTAAACGCGATAACCGCCCGCAACAGTAACTGTAGGCGATCCGGTTGTGGAAGTCGCTGCCGGGAAGGCATCAAGGTAGCGAATGCTGACAATGCCAGAGCCACCATTGCTTCCTGCAAAACTAGGCCCGCTGCCGCCGCCGCCGCCGCCAGTGTTTGC